ACCATCCCCGTCGCCTCGCTAAGCGTGTGCGTAATGCCGGCGAGCGGGACGTTATAGTCCTTGACGACGAGGTTCGCGTCGTCGACGTAGGCGTTCACGTTGCCGGAGGCCGATAGCTTGTTAACCTGGTTGAGCGCCGAGCCCGTGAACGAGTAGTTAGAAATCAATTTTTCTTTCGCCTCGAATATCAGCGACAGGCCGAGCGCGCTCGCTGCGTCTGCTGCGATACGTGAGAGCGGGGTCTGCGCGCCGTGCGACTTGGCGACGATATTACCCTTACTGAATTGGCCCGTTTTTGACTTGAGCGTCAAGGTGATGTCCGGCGCCTGAGTCGGCACCGCCTCGGTGATGTCGCCCTCGTACAAGAGAAAATCGCCCGTCGATACGCGTCCGGCCCATACCTTAACGCGCTTGGGGGTCTTGTTGGAATTGAACGGGCTCGTTTCCGTGAGTAGGTACTGCCTCACGTCTTTTGAGAGGTTCGAAATCCGAACTTCGCACTCGTTCTGTAGCGGGTTCGCGAACTTAGACCCGGACGCCGAGACCCATAAATCGGAATAGACGCGGAGCTGCCCGTCGACTTCAATACCGACCTTTACGATGCGGAGGTCTAGCTCGGCCATGTCAGGCCGCCAGTATTTCGTCGGTCGTTGCAAACGCCAGGAAGCACGTCGAGCCGAACGCCGGGTAATAGGGGATCTCGCCGGGTGCGACGGTCGTAAAAATGAACGAGCCGAACATCCCTACGAGATGGAAGTAAGGGAGCAACGGCGAGCCGGCGCAAGCGCGGACGCCAGAAATAAGCACGACATCGTCGCGCGTAATCGTGACCGCCATCATGCCGCCGATGTCGCGCAGGGCGATGACGTACCGGTGATTGTCGAGCCGGACGGTTAACTCTTGATTAGGTACGGGGTCGAGAGGTATGCGCAGAGTCATCCCCCACCCCCTAGGATGCTTCGGGTAAAGCTATTGCCGTACGTATCGCGCAACCGACGCGCGGTCGATTGGACCTCGGTCGGGCCTCCGGCGGGCGCGGCGGTTGCGCTGGGCTCTGCCGTGCCGGTCTGTTGCCCGCGTTTCACGGTCGAGACGTTGCGTTGCTGCGCGACGGCGCGCGGCGGCAACGCCTGGAATTGGACCGTTACGAGGATCGCTTCGCGCAACCGTAGCGACATGTTGATCGTGTCGTATGTGTCCGGGCTCTCGTCGTGCGGCATGGCTGAGATCAACATGTTGGAATAGCTGCCCGATCGGGTCTGTACGACCAGCAACGACGCCCGGTTGTAAAGGTCTTTTATCTGGTTGTAGGTGTCGCGGTAGTCCTCGCCGGACATGACGAGGTAGAGCTCGATCTCGATCGGGTCAATGACGCGGTGATCGGTCATTGTGCTGCCCGACTCGACGGGGTGATCCATCACGCGCGCCGCCTCGTATACGTCCGCCTTGAGCGGTCGGGCCTTGGCGAAGACCTGATTAAACTCGTCGTCGAAAACGCCTACGGCGTCCGCTGCTGAGTTTTCCGGCGGAGGCGTGGGCGCAGGGGAGGCCGCCGAGGGGAAGCTCGGCAGAGTCACGCCTAGGCGGCTCGTGATGATCGTCGGGAGCGTCATGCGGCGACCCCATCGTCGGTGCCGTCGATCGCGTTGCGGAGCTCTTTCTGCAAGCTAAACGTGAACCCCTTCGCAACGCCCTCGGCGTCGGTCGCTTGCGTGTTAACGGTGACTTTGTCCACGCGTACCGTCGTCGTCTTATTGTTGGTGCGCGCAGCGTTGTTGATCGAGTTTGAAGTCTGCGAACTGATAGGCGAGTTTGTCGCGCCGAGTGCGCCCTTTGCTACGTTGAGGAGCGAGAGCACGCGCGACTTGCCGCCAAACGACGCGCCCTCAAGTTTTTCAAAGATGCTAAAAAGCCCCTCGAGCGCGGGTATCTGCTGCTTGACGTCTGCCACGAGGGCGCGTATCGCGTCGCGGAAAGTATTGATCGCGTTCGGGATTGAGTCGTTAAACAGGTCGGACATTAACTGCCCAAACGCGTTAAGGACGACCGTAAGCCAGGTCAGGCCCTTGCCGATAGCGTTGATCGTTGCGCCTATCGCCTCACCAACAACGCCCCAACTCTCGACGATATCGCCGGTCACGGATTTGTTACCCTTGCCGAACTGGTAAAGGTCTTCGGTCACGAGGGCGAGCAATGCGCTAAATAATAGGATGGCGCCGGCCGCTGCGATGATCGGGGCGTACAAGAGGAGCGAGCGGGCGCCGGCCACGATGGCGGCTTGCCCGTAGGCAACAACGGCGGCGGTCAGTACGGTAAAAAATATGGCGACGGTCGTCTTATTTTCTTTCGCCCAGGCCGTCACGCTTTGCGCCGTGCGCAGGAACCACGTCAACGCCGGGATGACGAGCGTCACGAGCTGCCGTTTCATGTCTTGCCAGAGGTACGAGGTCGCGTCGAGCTCGTCGTTGTACTTTTTGAACTCCGCCGCTTGCTCCTCGGTCACGACGCCAAGCTCTTTCTGCTTGCGGATAATCTCGTCGAGCCCTGCGCGGCCCTCGCGTAATAGGTTAATGGTGCCTTGATCCAGTCCCATTTTAGCGCCTAGGCCCGCCGCCTCCGACGCGCTGAGCTTGGCGAACTGGTCAGACATTTTTTCTAGGGCGCTTATCGGGTCTTTCGCCCCTTCCTTGATGTCAGCCATCGAGAGCCCGAGCTCTTCGAAAAACGGCAGCATGAGGCCCTTGCCTTTCGTGGCTATGGCGTTCAGCCCGGTGTTAAGTGTGCCGAGCGACGCAGTAAACGCGCCCGTCTGCCCGCCGGACATTTGCGCGGCGTTGTCCCAGGCGTGTAGCGCCGACACGTTCACGCCGAGCGCCTCGGCGGAGTCGTTTAGCGTGTCGACAAAATTAGAGACCTCGGATATCGACGACTTGATCGCGCCGATCGAGAATATCGCGCCGAGGGCAAACGCGGCTTTGCCGGCCAAGTCCATGAACGAGCCGCCGACCATGTCCGCGGCTTTGTCCGTCTGCTGTAATTCTTTCTCGAGTTTCTCGGCCGATTTGGTCGAGTCGGCGAGACCCTTGTCGAGTTTCTTCGCATCGCTGTCGAACATGAAATAAAAGGTTTCTAAAATATTCACTTAGCCGCCTTTCCTTTCGTTGTGCTTGATTGCGAGATGTTCGTTATACCGTGTGACCGCGATTACTTCCCAAAGATTTAACGCCTCCTCAAGCGTCAATTCGTCCCTTAATTCTTTGTAGGTTGCGAGCCGCTCGGCGAGGATTGCCCCTGTAAGTCCGTCAATGTTTTGATAATCGACGCTTGCACCTTCTCCCCGATAAGAGCGAAGAAAGTCGAGGCTTTGCCGTTCGCGAAAAAACTCACGTTGTACTCGATCATCGCCATTTCAAGGCGCATCAGGCACTCAAAATCCGGCACGTGATTGTCGACTAGCCCCTCGGTCGACAGGGCGAGAGGGCCCGCCGCCGTCGGCACCGACACAAAGCTCATGATTTTTAACATCATGAGCTTGTTCGTCGCGTAGTCGCCGAGCTTAGGGAGTGCCGAGAGCGGGTACTGCGTAATGATCTCACGGCCTGCAATCGCTGGGAATTTCGAGAGGATGAACTCCTTACTCGCCCCGTCGTGGCACTCAATTTGAACTGATTTAGGCTGCAGACTCATGACCGAGCAACCGACTCAAACGCGAACATGTAAACCTTCGTTTTGTAGCGGCCGGCGCTTGCCACGGAGTTAGCGGGGGCGCCGTCGGTGATCTTGCCCTGAGTGAACAGAGCCGATCGGCCGTCGGGGAAGCCCACCGATAAGGTGATGACGTCGCGCGCGCTCCGTTTCCCCTTGCCGACGCGGTTCGCTTCCGCCAGTACGGCAAGATTGCGATCGTCGTCGGAGTTTGGGATCACGGATAACGCGACCTTGATCGGGTTCGCTTTCGAGAACGCGATCAGGTCGCCGTTGAGCCCCATAGCGGTTTCCATGATTTGCTGCGTCGGAGCGTCGAACGGGTCGCCGTCGTCGGCGAACTGAGTAACCGCGATGCCGGTCGGAAACGTCACGGAGGCGCGAACCGAAAGGCGGAGGCCAAAGCCTGATATGTCTTGCATGTTACGCGCTCCTTTAGATTAGAGAATGGGTGCCGGACACGAAACGGACCGCGTCGTCTTTGCTGTATAGCAGCGAGTAAACGGCCTTGTACTCGGTGATTCCGGACTCCGCCACGTATGACTGGATGACGGCGTCGACCCAATACCCGAGGTTCTGGATCTGGTGCCAAGCGAGATCGTCGCCCGTTTGCTGCGTGACGAAAAGTCGCTGCGCGGTCGTCAGAGTTTTGCCGATGCTAATCGTACCGTTGAAAATGGCGAGATCGATCGAGTCTTGCACGACTGAGAGTATCTGCAGGCGACCCTCCTCGTTTGCCGGCACGCGCCCAGTGCCCAGCAATAGCGCCATGAGGGCCGCGCCGACCGAGTCTTTCAGCCATTGCTCGTTCGCGTACACGTTCATGTCGAGAGGGGCGGTCGCTGGGCCCATCAGCACGCCGCGCTGGTAGAACGCGAGTGTCTGCCCGGCGGTCTGCGTCGCGCCGTAGTAATTGACCCGAGCGGCGTCGAGCGCATCGCTTACGGCCTCGGTCGTTACCGACGGGGTAAGGGCGAACTGTTTAAACATGTAATTCACGGTTGCATTGCGGCGCAGGTAGTCCGTGGCGGCGAGCTGGACCATTGGCACCATCTCGGGATATTCGCCCGCCGTTACCGACAAGGTTAAGCCAGTACCGGCGTACCCAATGAGCGCGGCGGACCACGACACGTAATCGGCCAAAGCAACGGGGACCATGTATTGGAATAACACATTCAGGCCCGAATTATATTCGGCGATGTCGCCATGCTCGGAGATCGTCAGCTCCGAGCTAAATACGAAGGACCCGAAATTGTTCGAGATGTTTATTGACGCCTGCAGGGCTTCGAGCGGGGTCTGCGCGGCGGCGACGCCGGTTACGTTGATAGCGCCAAGGGAGGTATACAGGCTGAGAGCGTTGCCGACGTCGGTTAGACCGCTGCCGAGCTGGTCAAACGACATAGCGGTCAAGTCGAGCAACGAGCCGGCGATAACAAAGCGGTTATTCGTGGCGTCGTACGAGACGGTCGTCGCGGCGACGTTCGGGTCGGCGTCCGCCGCAAACTCGGCCGTCAACAAGGTCGCGACCTGGGCAAGCGAGACGGCGGTCGAGAAGTCAATCGCAGTTAG